AAAGCCTCGCACTACTTTTTAAACTTTGGTTTGTCATTTTAGGCTTTGCTTTTTGAGTTTTGGGCATTGTTTAGTATTTGGAATTTAGGCCTTACAGTTTTGGCGTATGGCCTTTACGGGGCTCCAACGGTCAACCTCTGATGATAGAACCACTGGTGACGGCTGAGGGTGGTCTGGATATCGAGTACCCGATACTTCTTGCTGGAGATCCCGCAGCGGGCATCGGTGACGGTGATGACGTCGTAGAGCTCCTGGCCGCAATTAACGGGGATGGTTATTTGACCCCCCTGAGCTCGCAATGACGCTTTTCTCAGGATAGCGTCGGCCCTCTCCTGGGCCCTGGTGGCTGATTGAAGGTTGGGGTCGTAGGATTGTTCCAGGTTATCGATACCGAGTTCTAAGTTAGGCCAGTCGAAGGCGTCCCGGACAATTCGGGATTCGTCCTCTGCTCTCCCGATGGCACGGGCCCGTGACAGCGTAATGTGTGATGCGTAACTGCCCTGGAGGATGACGTGAGCTGCTCCGTAGGAATACGAGCTCTCTTCGTCGTCCTGGAGGTCTTTGACATAGGCCTCGTTACCGTCGAAGATGAGGGCGTCGGGGATAAACGAAAGGACACGCCGAAGGGCGGCGTCTCCGCTGGTCCCTGGCTGGAGGGTGAAGTCGGGATAGAGGTTATCCACCGCTGAGCTCCTGGGGATACCCCCAGGGCTGGTAAGGTTGATGCCCCACCTGCAGATAATCTCCTGGATGATCTCCCACACCCGTTTATTCGCTGGCCACCTCATTTGAAATCGGGCGGACCACTTATCGGCCAGGCCCTGGCCATCGAGGCAGTGAAGGGTGATGAGTGATGAGTTAGGAGAGGAGGAATACTCCCATGAATCGATCCAGTACCTTCCCACCTCCACCGCTTCGTTACCGGCGCTGGTCTTATAGCCTAACTTCAAGACCACTTCGCTTCGCTTAGCGGGCGGGGTGGCGTATTGGGCGGAACTGTTGTTAAGTTCTATGTTCAACGTTCTACGTTCTACGTTCAAAGAAAGGATATCCTGGGTGAGATCTAGCGGGGTACCCGCAGGCCTGGGGGCTCTCCACACTCCGTCGGGGCGTTCCAGCCACCAATAATCGGATGTTGAGGATGTTCTAAGTCCAAAGTTCGAGGTTATATTCAAGAACGGTTTGGGCTCGGTGAAGGCCATGGAGCTGAAGGCTGAGCCTCTGACAGAATGACAGATTAACGGCCTGGTGTAGGCTGTAATACCGGTGAACTTTTCCACGGCAACAATCTGAGTGTTCTCGTAATCCGCTGCCGATTCCGGGTTGTGACAATCGGGGTACTCATAGGTGATGCCCTCACCTGCAGGTGAAATGATGAACGGTTCTACATCTGAGAAAGTGTAGGTATTGTCGAAGGTCTGCCGATAAAGGCCATAAAGGTTATAGGGGTCTCCTGCTTCCAGGGCGGCGATGACGATATCGATGTGGTTGGGGGTGAAGGAAGCGCCGATGCCCAGGGTAGTAGAGAAGGGATGATTAACGCTGCCCAACCAGGTATGCTCGGTAGTGGACTGGTCTGAGGAATCTAAAACAATGCCGTTCTGCTGGCCAGCCTTCAAAGCGAAGCAGACAACGATGTCTCCCGTTGACCACCAGGTGGCGGCCATAGACAGGACATCGGCGTAGCTTACGAGCTGAGCATTCGACCAGTCCTGGCCGTAGTTGTGGGAATAATACTTCCACAGGACATTTGCCGTGGTGCGGTAGAAGATGTATATCTTGGCGCCATAAGCGGCGATGGAGCAAGGACCGGCACAGTCCGCTGCGAGCTGCGTCCATTGAGTATAGTCTGAGTTCTCATCGGGGCTGGTTATCTTTTGACGGTAAAGCTTATTGTCGGCGGCTGCCCTGATGCGGTGCATGCTGCCCTGGCCGTCGAAGGCGATGTCATGGTGGTTGTCGTCTTCTGAGCCTTCATAGAGTCTTTCCCAGGATAACCTCTTGATGCCCTGGTCGAAGTCATAGACCTTCGCTTCGACGTAAGGAAGGCGGTCAGGCTTCTTCTGAGCTGCGGTTAAGGTCGAACTAAGAGTTCTCATGTTCTACGTTCTATGTTCTACATATTGTGGGTGTGATTTTATGATCATAAAAATTCCTTTCAACATGTAGTAATTACCAAAATATCACCTGGATTAACCTGGCGATGGCGATCCAGGCGAGGACTCCGGAGGCTCTGCCGGCGAGGTAGTAGTGATGCTCCTTGGCAATACTATCATAGTATTTACTTTGCATTGGTTGGCTAGAGGGCCAGGGGCAGAGGACCTCAAAGAATCCGACAAGGAAGGCATGCCACTCCTCTGGTGTGCTGAGCAGCTCTTTAGGCACAATACCCTTAAAAAACGTGCGAGAACGGGCTTTCGGGTTCTCTTCCGTAGTATTCGTCACTTTCCCCCTTTTCGATGCCGTTTATATCAGGGCTCCCAGGGAATCGGGGACCGGCTTATCAGCCTTCCGATAATGGTTGGCTAAATGACGAGCTGCCGAGATGATATCCTCGGGATCGGCCTGGACTCTCTCCCCGCGGTAACCGGCTCTCGATAGAGCTGCCACCGCTGCCGGCATGCGGTCCCAGTCAACGCTCTTCTCGATGTTGGTCCTGCCTCTCAGGGCCCGGAAGATGGCCTTGGTATGATGAGGAAGCTTCCAGGTCTCGGGGTCGTCGGGATCTCCGACGATGGCGAAGGCTTCTTTGGGTAGGCCTTCCCTGGTGGCTTCCAAGGAAATCACCAAAGAAGGCCTTCCATTTGAGACTGATTGTTTTACTTTGCTCATTGGTTCCTCCTTTTGAGATTGCTTCGTCGCTGCGCTCCTCGCAATGACAGGGGAAAAGGGGCTCGCAATGACACGGGCTATTGCTTGTTTGAGTTTATTCATTTATCCCACCTTTATCATTGCAAACTCTGGCGTGTTCTGGTTGGACTTATTCACAGCTACATTACCTCCGCTGTTTTGCCAGGCTTTGACATACAAGTAGTCGTTAACCGCAAGGTCCACTATTGCCGTGACAGTCAAGCCAGGATAGCCTACGGCACCTGTTATGACTTCGCTTACCGCCTGCTTAACGCCAGCGTTCTTGTAAATAAAGAACCTGTAACGTGCGGCTGGGGATGAAGCCCATTGAGCGGTGAAATTAGCGATGTATTTACCTGCTGTTTTACAGGTGAGCCTTTCAGGGTTTGTTGAAAGGTCGTGTATATCATCGGTGTCCCATCGTTCCGTGTCAAACGTAAGTGTGACGTAGGTTGAAGTAGCTACGGTTTGATTGGCACTATGAGTCACTCGGCAGGATATATCAGTTCCGCCTCCCCCTCCTGAGCTGCCCTGGGGCCAGGAAGCCACGACGCAAGCATCCCGGGGATTTCCCCCGGGGATAGCCACAAGAACATAGTTGCCGATGATCATCGCCTCCGGTGCGATGTTTGTGGCAACGGCGATGTCGTCGAGGTAAGTTGTCAACGAGCCGACGAGCTGCACACCCGCCTTGTAGGTGGTGCTGTTGAAGGTCTTCAGGATGCCGAGTTCTAACATCGTTCTACGTTCTAGGTTCAAAGTTCAAAGTTCATTCGGAGTAAAACTCCCGGGAGATCACTCGGCTCTGGAGGGCTTTCAGCTTCTTCTCATAACGCTCGAGTCTTTGCTCTCCCCACTTCAGGAAGTTGATGGTAGCCCACTTGCCTGCGATGGTAGCCTTGTCAACGGTATAAACTGAGGCTGATGATGCCAAGTATCCGGTAGCTCCCAGGACGATGATCTCCTCGAACTGAGTAGGGATTGTCGATGACTCGGCATCGAGGGTGTGCTCCTTATACCACTTTACCCGGGCATCGCCTCCGTCGCCTTCGTCGCTCATCTGGATGGTATCCTGCCAGATTCGGAACTTCTGGTAGTGGCTAGGGTTCTCTCCGATAGGGAACTCAACAGACTCCACCCCGACCAGGCCTGACAGGCTGGAGATATCGATGTCCCTGGAGCTCTCCACGGTAGCGATATCGTCCTGCTGCTGTATGGGGGACACTATGGAGAACTCCCTGACCACCCTCTCGATGGCTCCGTCCACCTGGTCGTTGGTCCAACGATAGTTAGCATCATCTTCGTCCTGGAGGTCCTCCCGGACTCTGGCTCTCATTTCAGTTAAGTCCATAATCTCAAATCCCCCTTAATCCCCCTTTTCTAAAGGGGGGTTGTTTGTGGGGGAGGGGGAGCATGGAGGAACCCCCTCCCCCTGTTTTGGTGAAGGTTAAGGTGGTATTGTTCGCTGTATCTGTGTGCAAAAAGTGTCGAGTATTCCGTAGGTACTCGCACTTTGCACTAAGATGGCATTTCAATGACATCTTACCCTTTCCATGTTCTCTTTCTTTTTAAGTGTGTGGTAGTCATCTCCTGTAATTTCTATAGTGTGGTTAGTAGAGTGGCCACATGGTAGCCAAGGATGAGTAGAGTTAGCTGTTCTGTGGTATGCCTTGCCGCAATGTAGGCATTTGTAGTATTTACCTGCTTGTAGTTTCATTTCAAAATCGGCGATTTTTAATATCCTTTACCTTTATGCGAATAAACTAGATTGCCACGCTTCGCTCGCAATGACAGGGAGTAAGGGGGGAGGGGAGGGTCGATGCTCCCCTCCCCCGACGCAGGAGGTAGAAAATGACTGCTGGCCGGTGCGATCCTTCTCGTTCCGGACCGAGAGGACTTCTTTACGCCAGGTCGTGTGTTCCGCTCTCCCTTCAACGGTGCGAACGTTGCCCGCTTCTTAACTTGAAACCTGGTATAGACGGGACGTATCCTCTCCTGAAGCCCGCGGGCCCGCGCCAGCAAGTTCATTTAGTCCAGCACTCCTGTCATCATGGCCGCTTTAACGGTGGAAAAGAGGGCAAGCGACACATACCACTTAACCCTGGTCCTGGTGGCGTCCTTGGTCTCCAGAGAGCCAAGCCGTTCCACCTGGAGCATTTCGGGGCTGGAAAGTCCACACACGCCGCCCTCGCCCATCTGGAAGGCGAAGATAGCGGAGCAAACATCCGATGTGCCGACGGTGTAGTCGTCCTTCACCCAGTCATTGACGGCGATGGGGATGCCGTTATAGAGCTGGACCTGCTCCATGAACATCCCCGGTCGGGTTTCCAGGACGGCTCCTGAGGCTCTGATAAGGGACTGGAGCTTCCTTCGGCTCCGCTTGCTCATCAAGAGCATATCTGGCTTACCGCCTCTTACCAGGTCGATGAGCTTATCCAGGTTGTTAAGGGATAACGTGGCGCCGTTGGCTCCCGTTCCCTGCCAGTGACCGTACTTACAGGTCCACGTCACCTGGTCATCGACAACGGTGGCTCCCTCCTGAGTAGGCCAGGTAGGCTCGGTAGTGCCATGAGTCTTTTTATCGCCGGCTGCCGCCGTGCACTCATACCGGAAGCCGTTCTCGAGGCCTTCGGTGGGGACCACGATGTCGCCCACCGCCGTAACGGTATCGGCCACCCAGGCTGTGTCCGAAAGCAGGACATACAGCCCTGACGGCTGCTCACTGGCACCCGATCCGTTCAGGAAGGCATTCTCGAACTCGTGCTGTATCGCCTTAGCCTTCTGCTCGATGACGGCTGTCTCAAGGTCCTGGATGTTACTCCTGGTTGACTTGAGGAAGTTATCGACATCGGCGTCTCCGCCAAGAATCTGGAGGGTAGCGGTCACCTGCTCGAACTCCGGCTCGGACTGAGTCCATGTTCCCGACACAGGCGCATACCACCCGACTCCGGGCAGCGTCTTCTCCCTGTTGTACTTCAGACTGGTACCGACAATCTGAATGAAGGGCAGCTCCTGTAAGATAGGGCTGTCCTTGATAATGGTCTCGATGATGCCCTGTAACAGGACATCGGTAGACAGTTTACTTGCTTCTGCTAGAGATATACTCATTAGCTAGTTCCTCCTTTTTGTTGAATTCCAGCGGCGATCTTGTCCCTGGAGGACATTCCCTCGAGGGAGATGGCTCCTCTGGTTGGAGCTCCCGCGGGTACTTTGGCTTTTGAGGCTTCGGACTCCAGGGACTGCTTAACCGAAGATACCAGGCCTTTAGCCTTCTCGACTGAGGCGTCGAGCTCCTCGATGGTTTCGCCGGAGATCATGCCCTCGGGTATGGTGGGATTGAGGGCTTTGGCCATTGTGGCATACTTGGCAACTGCCTGGTCTCTGGCGTCCTTCAAGGAAGTGGTCAAGGCTTCGCTTTGCTTCTTCGCTTCGCTTAAGGACGATTCGAGCTCGCCACGCTTGGTCTCCAGGTCGGCGATGACGAAGTCCTTCTTGTCCGCCGCTTCCTTCAGGGTAGCGTTGGCCTTTATCTCCTCCTCAAGCTGAGCTTTGATAGCATCGAGCTCCTCGTTTGTTGAAGCCTCATTCTGAGTCTCCTGGGTTTCCTGATTTCCATCCTTCGGATTCTCATCCATAAAGTTCCTCCTTCTTACTCTCCCCCTGAGATTGCTTCGCCTTCGGCTCGCAATGACATAGGGGGTTGACTTTATTATTCAGGCACTTCCATCTCAGCGGCAACCGCTCTCTCTCTCGCACCGCCGCGAGTTGACTTTGCCCTAAAGTCCTCATTCATCTGTAAGATCCTCCCCCTCTCCTCAAGCCACCTGGTGAACTCCTCATCCGGGTCCATAATGCCCATCTCGTCCATAGCCGTCCTCCTGGAGTGGACTCCCGCCTGGACCAGGAGCTGCTCATTCTGAGCCTGACGCTGAGTATCCTGGGGAAGGACCGGACCCCACACTACACGGTGGGTAATGCCTTCCGGATTCTCATTCATATATTTCTGGGCAAGCTTCAGCATCATCTCGGCTCTAAGGTGATAGGCGTTGGTCCTGATGGTTCTTTTGCGGGTGACCTTCTGGATTAAACTCCCCAATTCAAGCTGCATGGCTGTTCCTGACAGGTCCCTCTCGATGCCGCCATAGGCTGCCCTGGGGGTTTCGGAGATATCATGAAGGGTGCGATAAATCACATCGATGTAATCTATATGGAGTCTGATGCCGCCGCCCTGGAGTAGGTCTAACAGGTAGGCCTTGGCATCCTCGGGTATGGTCCATACCGCTCCCGGCTTGACCTGGATATCTTCTGATTCGCCGACGTTCTCCAGGACGGCGATGGGATTGCCTGATAATTCCAGTATCCGGGACAACTGGCTGACCGCCCGGTTGAGCTCCCGCTGCGGCTGTTTAACTGAGGGGATATCGGAGGTCCC